TACATTTCTAAAGCTCTAGTAAGATTTAATGCTCCTTTAGTTACTATACCTCCTCCACCTGATCCGTGAAAGTATCTTATCTTCATAGTTCTTATTACCCCACCTCTTTCTGTTTTTTTACCTCTGAGAAGTTGATTTATAAGTATCCAGCCACCATAACCACCTACTTGTACATTAGTATTGTTTTCATGATTTAGCATTTTAACAAATCTAGCGAGTATATCTGTTTCTTGCCATTTAATAATAGCTGTTTCATGATTACCATATCCTATAACTGTAAGCAAATGAGAATAAGGTGACCACCATTTTACAGCAGTGTCTACAATGCTATCTAAATATTTTGCATTATTATGTTCTGGTCTTATATCAGATTTGTTTTTTCTATTATCGCCCCTCCCCTGCATTAGACAAAACATATCACCATTTATCATAATGGGAATAGATTCCTTTACACAATAGTCTAAATCTCTTTTTAATGTATCCCAGTCACACTTTGGGTTATCCCAATGTATATCTGACAACATGGCAATCCTAGCTTTTGTACCCTCAAGTTTAATCTCATGGATATTAGCAGCGTGTGCTTTTATTTTCATGTTTCTTTTTTTAGTTCTCTTCTGCAGTCCAAACAGATGTTGCCATCAGTTCTAAACACTCTTCATAAGTATATAGACCATCAGGTATAACTGTACCATCTGCAATAAAGTCAGGCTCAACATCCCACTTAATAACAAACTGTGTAGGTGGATCTAATAGATTTTTTCTTATTGTGTCCTCTGATGTTTCTCCTATTTGTGAGAAATCAATCTTTGATAAGTCATTTAAACTTATTGTTGCGTATGTATCAAATATTTTTTTTAATTGCATGATATTTTTTTAAGGCACATCTGTAGTATATGATGCAGAATTAATTAATGTACCATCAGCTGAACCAGCAGCATCTGTTAATGTTGTTCCAGAACCTCCATCATTATCTCCCATTCTCCACCAATTTGTTGGAGCAGTTAATCCATTGTTATTTAAATCATCTGGTGTACCACCATTAAAAATAGTACTTACATCATTTCTTAAATCTAAACCATCCCATATTGCAACCTCGTCAATATGACCTTGAAAATAATCTCCATTAGCAGAGTACTTGCCATTTTCATTATATCCAAAAGTTAGTTTACTACTTGAATTTTGCAAAGATGAAATGGACAAATTCCTTCCAGCAGTTTTATCAATTCCGTTTATATAAACATTGCCTTTAAGTGATGCCGTTGTTTGAGTAAGGTCACAAGCTACAATTACATTAGTCCATACATTATTTACCAACTCACCACTACCTGTTTGAACATATTTACCAGTATCGTCTGTAAAAACTCTTACATCACCATTATGAGTTGCAACAGCAAGTTGAAAATTATTCATTGCTGTATTTCTTACAATTGACAACAACATTCTAGTTGCTGTTACTGCAGGTTTAACCCACAAAGAAACTGTAAATTTTTGAGCTCCATCTAGAACAGTATAGTTTGCATCTGTTTCTACATAATCATCTACTCCATCTAGAAATAATGAATTTACATTTGTGAACCCGCTAGCAGAAGGTAAGGTAATAGTAGTGTTTCTTGAAGTTACACCTAATTTTTTATCAAAATTTATATTAGTAGGCATCTATGTTAAAGTTGCTATAAGAAATGTAGTTGCTCCAGGTGTTGTAGGATCATAAGTTACAGCTCCTAATGTATTATTTAAAGAACCTGCATCAAAGTTTACTGTTTCTCCTGCAGCTAATTCTATTCCTAAAACAGTTCCACTTGCAGCGCCCACATTAGCAATTGATACTGATCTTGCTCCTGCAGCAACAGTTCCAGAAGTAGTGGGTCTAAGTAAAGCTGGAGTTACTCCAGTTACTGGGGTTGTATTACTATCTATAGCGCCAGTATTTGTAGCTGTATCTCCACTATTAGTAGCAATATTACTAGTATCAGCATCAATAGCCACAAGCAATAACCTACATAATTCTAATGTAGCTTCTGATGCATCACCTTCTTCTAAATATTCTTTAGTACATGCAGAATAATCAGCTGAATCAGGATTAATATCTCCTGGTCTATAATACTTTATATTATCAAACCCTCCTGTTGTAGCATCCCAAACTCTTACTTCTAATCTAATTACTGGTCCTACTGGAGGAACAGGTCCTGGACAAGTAATTGATACTAGTTCTGCTTCATACTCTAATCCATTAGTAGCAATAGAAGCTGCTATTTTATCTAAACCTAACAACATTCTATATTGCCAAGTCCAATTAGTCCCTTTTTGACCTTGTGTTTTTAAATTTCCTACTGACATATTTTATTTTTTAATAAATTTTAGCACCTACATTAAATGCTGGATTACTAGGATCAGCATTTACAGCACTTATAATTAAATATTGTTCTACTGTCCAATCAATTGCCCAAGTATCAATAGAATCAGATGTTTGAAAATAGGGGCTATTCTGAGTATCAGAATTAGAATCTTGACCAGATGTAAATGTAGGCTCAACATAAAAATCTCTACCTACTGTCATTCCTCTAGCAGTTGCTCCCATTTTATGAACACCAATTAACTCATATGTACCTGAGAAACCTGTTGAATCTGAAATATACATTTTTACAGAACATACAGCTCCTGGAAAAACTACACCTTTATAAAAAAAGGCTTTATAACTCCATATATCTCCCGTAGAAAATGTATTGGCAGGAATAAGTATATAATTTAAAATAACCTGTGCTGTACTACTGCCTGTACTAGTTCTATTTACTACAGAAGCAGCAAACCCTGATCCAGGAACTCCTTGTATTCCTTGTAAACCTTGTAATGCTAAAAAATTCCAGTTAGCTGTATCTACAGATGGATCAGAACCACCTGAAGCAACAGCATTAATGCATACATAACTAGATCCACTAAAGAATGCTACGTCATCTTGTGCATAAGCATTAAGTGTATCCCATGTACCTGTAAAGTTTAATCCTGCTGCACCTACTGCACCTGGTACACCTTGAATACCTTGAGGTCCTTGTGCACCTGCTGGTCCTGTAGCACCTGCTGGTCCTTGAGGAGCATTTAAAGCAATCTGTGTTTCAAGATCTTTAAATGTGATAGCAGTATCTTGATATTTAGATTTATTAACAGTGTCTCTTGTACCAACAGGTATCATATCATTATCATCAAGAGTACTCTTCAGTCTCCCATTTTTAATGATATTAAAAAAGTTACTTATATTTCTTAATGACATTTTTTAAATATTAAAATACAATATGCAATTCACTAGTGCCAGACTTTCTAAAAAAGTCTCCTTTTTTAAGACCTGCTGTTTTAGCTGCTGCATTATTAGCATGTTCGTTATTATTCATTTGGTGTAACATGTGATTAATGTGTCCAAATTTAGTTTGACCCATATCATTATTCTCTTTTAAGTATGGATCTGGTGATTCTATTATAAATTTTTCTGGCATAATTCTTATTTTAAATTAGTTTATCCTTCTGCTTTATTTCGAGCTCTTTCTAAAAGTGTATTACTTATAGCAGCTCTTCTCTCTTCTTTTTGTCTTTTAGTACGAGTAATTTGATTAAGCTTGATATCTATAACATCTGGAATAAGTGATGTATCAATAGAGTACATACCTTCAAAAGCTTTAGAAGTTACAGGAATTACAACTACTGTTTCTGTATAAAAAGCAGGATCTAAAACATCTGGACCAGGAGATACTACTAATTTTAATGTAGTTGCCTCAATACCTGACGTAGAAGGAAATTCGTATGAATATAAACCTTTAACAAAGGCTTTTGCAGAAAATAATTCTTCACTATTCTCTTCTTCATCACTGCACTCTTCAGGCAATTCTATACCCACTACTTGATCAAGAAACCCTGCAACCATAGGCTCTTCATGACCTGCAGCAAGTATAGCATCTTTCCACTGACATGCTGTATTAGCAGAATCATTCTCTTGCCATGTTGGATATGCTGTATCCATTGGTGCAAGTATAACTGATACCTCTGGTGGCTCTTCTACATTCCACAAGTTAAAACTTTCTATAAGAGTTATTGGATCAAATTCTTGATATGTTGTTCCAGGCTTTTGGTAAAACGCAGATACCTGCACAATATCCTGAGCTAAACCTTCAAGCAGTGTACCGGCTTTATTAAATATTTTTAAATCTATTTTTGACATAATTTTTTATTTAAACTTTTAATTTTAATTTATTTCTAATTCAACAGTTGCTCCTTTTTGTACAGCAAACTTAAAGTCAAGATGTGCTGTTGCTTCCCAATCAGCTGTATGCAAACCAATAATCTCTACAAAATTTTCTGTAACAGGTGTAGAATTATTAAATACTGTAAGATACATTAGTGTTCCTACACCAGTTGCTCCTGAAGCAAGTGTAATTAATGTGCCTGCATTAGCTAGTGGTGTACGGTCTACTGTATCACCTCCATCTAAAGCAGATATTAAACTAGAATCTTCAATAATTCTTATTGCTTGACCTTCTGAAACATTTATTGTTCCCATTCCTTGAGCAATTTCATAATTTGTCCCCACTAATGTAGGAGTTAATAACTTTTCCCCTTGATATTTCCAAACATCCATTTCAACTCCATCTACAACATATGATTCATTCTCGCACTTTTGAATGAAGCAAGCTCCGTCAGTAGTTCCTGAAACAAGTTTTGAAGTAGTTCTTAAACCTAGATCTCTAAGAGTAAAATCTATGCTTGTATTTAAGTATTGCCAAAGTTGTGTTCTTTTAGAAGCAAACTCTTTTAAAATTTTTGCTCTGTATTGTGATAATGCCATTTTTTTGTTTTTAATAAATATACAGTTATAATATAACAAAAATATTTAAGAAAAAAAAGTGTACGGCCTTATATTAATTTAACTGCTGTATTACAGTGCTCTTTATATATTGCTTTTGCTAGTTTAACATTAGCTTCTTTTGATGTTTTATATTTAGAACGTATTTTTTTCAAATCATTTAAGTTTAAATAAACTTTTAAAATGTATTCTATAAAGTTTTCTTCATTAAAGGTGCTTACATTATAATGATATAAATTATACTTTAATTTTGAAATGTTACATTTTTTTGGTACAGCTGCTACATGACAACCTTGATTAAATTTTATATAGTCAATATTTTGTCTAAACAAACATACTTTGTTGTAAAGTTTATCAGGATATCCGTGTTTAATTTGTCTAAGATCCTTTGTAGAATCTTTATCTATCATGTGATAACCTTTAAATTGCACTACATCTACACCGTCTAACTTAGAAAGCTCTTCTTGGTTAATTTGAATAAGCTCATCTATATCACATACAATAATCCAATCTGCATTACTAGACTTCCAAGCCTCAGACTTCATTTTTGTATACTTATCTTCATTTACATATTTATCATAATTTGGAAAACTAAGTACGTTGCATCCTGAATCTTTTAAAATTTTTAAACTTTTTTCTGAAGCAGAATTATTATATACGTTTATAATACAACCAGGAAAATTTGTATTATAGTGATCTAAAAATAAACTTAACATGTCCTGATGTACATCTATAGGTCTATTCTTTTCTGCTATTCCTGTATATATTTCTACTTTCATAATTTAATTTTAAAAAAAGACCCTTCAGTAGATAAACTCAAGGGTCATAAACAATACCTTGGGAGGTGGTTAAGATATTGTTTTAATATAAACTCTTATAAAATAGAGTAAAGCTAAATCCATAAATTACTCTTGCAACTATCACATGTAACAACACAAGCCAAAAACTACAGTAGTTATACGCTAAGAAAAATATAGCAATAAATAAAAGTAGATTTCTTAGTAATTTAAACAAATGCCAAGCATCAGTAATTCCTACAAAAAAGGTAGTGCTTCCCCAAAACTTTGGACCTGCGGCAGGTTCACCACCTTTATACTTATTTTTCCAAGATATAGCAGGATCCCAAAATTCTGAATTAAATTTACTAAATATACTTATTGAATAATGAAACTGTATTGTATCCATTACAGCTTCAGCAAGACCTGCCAGTGCTATAAATATAATATACATCATTTATTACTTTTTTTCCAGTGAAGTATTCCACCAATTAAAGCCCCTATAGATGCAATACCTACAACTATCTTTAAATACCAACTATCTAAGTAATCTGTACACGTAATAAAATATACATATGCTATTGTCATACACAACGCAAAAAGTATTTGTATAATATCTAAAATTTTAAACGCTTTAGGCTTTTTGTTATTCAAACTCATAATATTTAATTTTTAAAAAAGATAATTATAAAGACCGTATAAAATCAGAAAGCAACCGAAATATCCTATATAACCCATTAACCTACCCTCTTTATCTACATGACGTTCTTGAGTAACAGGATCAATAAAATCTTTTGTTAATGCTGTAGAAAGTATCATTAAAATAAATGTTACTACAATGGAAAATACAGTTACTAATACTTTAATCATAACTTTTCTATTCTTTTTTGTAAATAGCTTAATGCTTTTTGAAGTTCCTTTTTTTGTTTAGCCTGATCCCCTCTTCTTGATTTTACCACATACTTAATTACATTACCTAAATAAAAATCTTTGTCCAGCCCCCAAGCTTCTATTGCATGAGATACCTGAGACCAGTCATCTTTTTCTGTCACAGTATTTATATTGTAATCTGTCAATGAAGGTTTTACTTTTTCTTCAGTTGGATTTTTAGGAGTGTAATTATACGGTGTTTTATCATGCATGTTATTATACCAGTCTTTTGTTGATTCTTTTATTCCCATACCATTATAATATCATGAATTAGAACCATCATTTTTAGCTTACCCTCCATTTCTATAATCTCAGCATTATGAAGAGCACCAGTGCGGACATACACTTTATCCCCAGCCTTAAGATCATTAACTTCTGCCCCTACTGCAAAAACATTAAGATGAGTCCATTCTTTCATTAACTCTTTCTCTTGTTCTTTTTCCATGTCATCAGTAAGTATAAGATCTAACTTACCAGCTTCCTTTTCTTTTTTCTCAGGCTTATCTAACATAACCCTGTTTCCTCTCAATATAAATTTATTCATTTCTTTGTTGGTTTTGAACAAATATAATAAAATTTTAACGTAAACAAAAAAATACCATGTTAGAGGTTTAGTAGGGTCCTATATTACAAGACCCCCCTGCCACCCACCCTTGGTGTGTACCCCCTATGATTTCTGAGAGGATGGTGCAATTTCTAAGATGCAAATACAAAAAAATATCTCACTGAAGAAAGTTACTACACCTGTTACTCATGTCATCATCTCAACTCTGCCTCCAACACACAAGTCCTTCACTCACACAAGTCCAACACAGCCAACACACCACAGACAGAACTACAACTCTCTCTGTATTTGAAATATATAGCACATGAAAAAACTTAAAGTTAAAATCATTGCTGTACTTGCGAGTGATGAGAAAGCTCTCACTGCTGTACAGCAAAAGTTGAACCAGTGGATGACTACTGGCATGTTAAAGAAATATGAAATGCAAACTTCTGCAGAGCATGTTATCTTTAATATATGTTTGCATAAAGAACCTATTGTAGATTCTATTGCAAAGAAATTCTAATAAAAAAGCCTCTTCGTTGAGGCTTTTTTTCTTTAAACAACTCTTACTATATCTTAAATATATAACTATGAAAAATACATTAATTAACTATGGCAAGTTTGTAGACTTCCATAACAATGGTAAGAAGGTATATAAAGACCTTTACAAGACAGGTAATAAGCAACTAAAGATAGGACAAGATGTTCTTGATAGAATGGAGTACTTTATGCCTATTCATAACTTTGATAGAAATAAATCTTATCCGTGTAAGGTTAGTTTCATCACAGAAGTCATGTATGAAGATGTTGAATATGTTGACAATGTTGATATACCAGGATTAGATTAATATTAAGGGGGAGAGAGTCTTCCCCTTTTTTAAACTTTTAAAACTTAATATCGTGAAAAGAAAAACACAAGTAAAAACAATGATGTATGCATATATAGTATGTGCAATATTTACATTTACAGTATCATTACTGTTTGGAATGGAAGTAGCAACTGGATTACCCAGATATAGTATGGAGTCAAGTATACTTGCAATGTTTGCATTTATGTTTGCAACAAGTTTGGCAATGGTAGCAATTAGTGATTGCAGTAAACAAATTTCTAAATTATGAATACTATAGCCACCACAATACTGATAATGATACTACTGTGGATGCAGTACAGATTAGATAACAAATAAGGGGATTAATTTCCCCTTTTTTTACTACAATAGAAACTAAAGTTTCTCGGCTTTTGTTACAACTGGTTACTGCATAATAGGCTTTTTCAAAGCCTCGGCTTAATGGGCTAAAGCCCAACAACTCTCACTGCGTGTGAAATATTTATTAATATCTTAAAATCTGAAAGTTTATGAAAGTTACTCAAGAAGTATCCGAAAAAATAGCTTCTCTGGAAAATAGAGGCTATAGCAAACACATTAACCCTAAAACAAAGCAAATTCATATGCGTAAGAATTGCCAGCTTAAGGTTATCAAGTTTATGTCTCTAAATGAAGACGGCTCAATTAAATGGACTACAAGAAATGGCTCTGATACAGAGATTACCCTTGTTAAGTGTTCATTGAAAGGAAATGATGCATTTGTGAGAGAAGCTACCTTAAATAAAACCTCGTGGGAACAAAATGCCATTGAGATAGGAGGTACGTATGGTGCAAATGTTCAATGTACAGTTACAGAGAAAGGCACTAATGCATTAAATCCAAATGTTAATGATAACTATTTTACATTGTTTGGTAGTGTTGGAACAGCAGTTTCATCTGATGACCTTGCAGCAGTAGGGTTGTAGTATTTATAAAAGCAGGGTGTTCTTAATTGAATGCTCTGCTCTTTTATACATAAACAACCTATGCAGGATAAACAACCTTGGTTGACTCAACAACTTTTACTTTGTAACTCTTTTACTTTGTAACTTGCCTGCACACGGTCAGATAAAGCTACACTTTGTTATATATGTTAGCGGTCAGAGAAAGTTTCATTAAACAATTTATAAGAATTAATAATATTTTAAAAAAATTTGTGGAAATACTTGTGTGTTTTAATCTGTTTTAGATAGTACTACTTACCTATATTTCTTTAGTTGTATATCAATTATATAATTACTACATAGTATATATACTATATATATTTTATATAGCTAACTTTGTCATAATGTGTTAAGTCATAATAGTTGTTTTTGTATATATAGGATTAGTATACTCTATATATAGGAGATTAGATACAGAGTATCCCGCATTTTAAAATTCTCTTATCCAATTGCAGGTAAGTATGGTCGCCAACTGAGATTTTATAATCTATCACTATTGACAACGTGTTAACAGTAGAAATTAGCTCAAGTATGTGGCGTTGAGTATCAAGGGTTGCAACCTTGTAAGAGAACTATTATTTATTCACTTACTTAAAACTTATTTAACATGACATTAGAATTTATAGTCTTCGGTATCATTGATAATCTCGTTATGATTATTGGTGCAATGACAGGATATGAGGTGGAGAAGTATCTCCCTTCAAGATTCCAAAAAGGATTAGGCACAGTCATTGGTGCCGGTTTAGGTAATGCCACAAGTGATTGGCTTGGTGGTGCAATAGCAGGTAACTTAGGTTTAGCTAATGGTACAGCGTTAGGTTGTATTATCGGTCTGTTATTTATACCTATAATCTTATTTATACAAAAGTATTTAAGATAAAAGGGGAGTTGACAGTTATCTTCCCACGTAACAAAACTGTCAAAATTAAAAGAATACTTCAGCAATATCTTTTAGCAAAGAAGAAAGGTCCGCCTCAGCCTGATGTA